CGTCCGTAATGGCGGCATATAGACCGAATCTAAAACTAAGAGTAAAACTACCACAGGCAGTAATAAAACAGGAATATGAGCCATCTGAGGATGATATAAAGCGTATCCTTGAAGCCGTGAAGGGAACCGAATATAGTATACCATTCCAGCTTGGTGTGTTCGGATGCCGCCGTGGTGAGATATGCGCCCTGGACATCTCCGATCTGACCGGAAATGAACTCAGAATACACCGTTCGAAGGTATATCTTGACGGTCAATGGATAGTCAAAGAAACACCCAAGACAGATGCATCGAACCGCACCCTGTATCTGCCCAATAGCCTTGTGAAAGAGATCAACGAGAAGGGATACATATACAAAGGATACCCTGCAGCGCTCTACAAAGCCATACAATCAACTCAAAAGAAACTAGGCATAGAACGGTTCAAGTTCCATGCTTTGAGGTCTTATTTCGCGTCTTACGCACATTCTATGGGTATATGTGATGCTGACATTTTAGCCATTGGCGGATGGGAAACAGATGCCGTTATGAGAAAGATATATCGCAAGTCAATGGAGCAGTCAAAAAAAGACTCAATGAACAGGTACGCAGAACGGATGATGGGATGAGAGTAAAATCCACTCAATAATGGTTCATGACAAGATTCATGACAAGATGAAAAATAACCCCTAGTTATAATGCGGTTTTGCAGGTTATAAAAATCTTGTCATGAGAAAAAATAAAAACCTCACAAACCGCGTGGTTGAGAGGTTTCTAGGGAGCAGGGGATGAGAGAATCGAACTCTCATCTTTAACCTCTAAACACCGCATAAATACAGGCTTTGCAAAATTCATGACAATATCCATGACAAGGTTTTACATCTTCTCAATATCATTGAGAATCCATTCGTACACCAAGATGACATTGTCAATAAAATTCTCCTGTGTAACATTCTGATCCTTACCCTTAATCTCAAGCCACTTACTCTTCTGAGTGTCCAACTTAGTTAAAATGTCATGCTTAAGTATATATTCGTTTGCCATATATGTCACCTCTTTCCTAAAAGAGAGCGCACCAAATAGCGCGCCCTCCCCTCATTTACATTGACTGCATCTGCCTGATCCAAGCCGACCTCTCTACGAAATGCACATGAGATTTGTCCCAGGCATCCATCATCTTCTGCGGTATCTCAGGATAAACAGACTTTAGCTGTTCAATGTCCTGTACCGCATACTCATGGAGCCGCATAGCATGGTTCAGTTCTGCGACCGACATATCCTTGTAGCCATTATACCGGTCACCGTTGCCCATAGCCTTGTACTCTAGTGCCTTTTCCATATAGTGCTTGGCTCCGTCAAGCTCTTCTGCAATCTCTTCGACATACTTCTTGATCTTAGTCATAGCCTACCTCACTTTGCCGCATAAGCAGCCGCCGCAGGTGCATTAGCCACCCATTTTCCCATGGTGCTGAGTAAGAATTCAGACTGCGCCTGATTAACCGCGATATTCTGCTGGTTCTGCAGAGCCGTGTTGGATGCCTGTAACTCTCTCTCAAGCATAAGAGTCTTAATAGAGCAGCAACACTGGTCCATCTTGTACCCAAGATCGGCAATGTTCTGATTCACAGAACTAAACCCGGATGCGAGCGACTGTGTCACATTATTGAAGCCCTGGATAGCATTGACAAGGTTGGTATTGTTCTGATTAAGGATCAGCATACTCTGATTATCGATCAGGCGCGCAGTTTCGTAGTTATTTCCAGCGCTTGATAAAAGCAGTGACTGCTGATTGAGCGCACTGGTCTGAGCCGCGATCGCATTGGTGATATCCTGAGTGGTTGCATAATTGGCAGCCGCTGCGCTACCACCACCTATGCCGCCCCAACCGAATATAACAGCAACGATCAGGAACGCGAAAATCCAAGTGCCAAAATTAGATTCTCCCATAGCGTATCTCCTTTCTTAAGATTTATTTGAATTTGCAAATTCACTTATTTTATGTGAAAGAGAATCCATGTCGATGTTATTCTTCTCACAAAGGTCTTTAGCCGTCCCTTCAAGATTATCCAGGTTAAGCCCCTGTAACTTCGGCTCTGTCTTTGCGAGATTCTTAAGGAAATCTGTCGGACTCTCTCCCCTCATCATAGCTCCGAATGCCTGAAGCATGATGTTTGTTCCATTACTGTTTCCGCCCAGCATCTGTAGTATTGGATTCATGCTTTTCCCCCTTCAGCTTGTTCTTGAACGCTTCAAATTCCTGTTTGGTGACATATTCCTTTGGCTTCTCCGCCTCTGTCTCCTTAAAGTCATAAGACTTGACCGTTGCCACACCGGATGCGTCCGTCATCTTGATATAGAACCGACTCTTTTCGGAATCCATGAGGATCACGCTTGAATTGGCTGGCATCTGATAACTCTCTGCGCTTGCCTTGCCGTTCACATACTGAATGGACTGCTGTGGCTGTTGCGGAACCGTGAACTGCATCGGCGGCAAAAACGATGGTGTCTGATACGGATTGATTGGATACATATTCTCCTCCTATTCTATTGTATAGAAACACTCCCCTGAATTGATTGCTTCTATAACTGTGTTGAACACTATATAGATGTAGATCACAGGAATCCCTTGCAACTCCTCGGAGTGCAAGACCTTTTCAAATAGTTTCTTGATATCCATTGATTACTCCCCTCGATATGATTGTCATATATATAGAAGGGAAATAGTAGTGCCAAGTATGAAATCTCAGAAGTGGTACAATATTTCAGAAGTGAAACAAAAAAAAGACTCCTACCACCGAAGTGATAGGAGCCTTGGGATGAAGGAAAGCAAATCATGAGATTGCTTTGCGAATTTATTGCAACATCGGAAGGGATGCCCATGTTTTGGGACCGATGATGCCGTCTGCAACTAAACCGTGGTCGCGCTGCCATTGCTTGACTGCTTTTTCTGTGGCTTTTCCGAAAATGCCGTCTGCACCTGCTCTGCCGCAGTCATAGCCATTGAGATTGAGAAATATCTGCCAAGCGCGGACATATTCGTTGCGCGAACCGCGTTTCAGGACAGGCTTGGGTAACGGCTGTGGTTGCGGTTTCAATTCCGGCAGAATCTCATCGTAACAGTCACCCGATGATAGTGCGATCGCGTCCCATTCATAGAGCCTGTACTTCTCGATAACGGTAATGAGTGTCTGCGTGTATGTCGGAGATGTGGCATATCCATCTTGCTTGACATACTGACAGGCTAACTTGTAATCCGTCAGACCGCGTAAATTAGAGTACCGCGCAAGTCTATTGAACAATCCGCTATGATCCGCAATGGAGTCTGCCCAGGATGGATATTTGCGGAACTTAGCATCGACAGTGACATACTGACCATTGTAATATTCCTTGGTCTTCATGAGGACATACTGACCATTGTATGTGCCTTTCATGCCAAAGAGGTTGTTTGCCTTGGTTGTCAGACCGCTGTTGCCCTTGTTGGACTCTATGAATGCCTGAGAAGCCGTCATGGATGCCAATATGCCTGTGTTACGCATATCCTGTATGACCATCGGTTTTATTTTGTCCAAGAACTGAATATCTGTGTATGCCATTCACTTGTCCTTTTTATAGTAGTTATAATTGCTGATACAGAGGATGGTTCCAAGGAATGTAGCAACCGCAGTGATGGTCTGAGCTATCATGGTTCCCAAATCCGACCAACCCCAAATTTTACTGATAACAACGATGAATGTGGCAAGCGCTGGCAGAACTATGATCGTCAGCCACTTCAACCAAAAATATAATCCGTCATTAAGTTTTCCATCTTTCATGTGACCACCTCCTTAATGAACCAATCCACCAATCAGAGCGGATATCGCAGCGCCAAGCAATCCTGTGATAAGGCAAGCGACAATGGTTTCCCAGCGCTTCTTGGGAATGCCCTCGATCTCGTCAAGTCGCTGTGACTGTTTGTTGATTTCCTTTGCGATATTCTCGACATTGACAGCCAATACCTTGACCGATGCGACAAGCTCGGATATCTGTGCCTGTTTCGCTTCTATAATTTCGATGCGCTTGTTCTGCCGGTTATCTTCCGCTTCTATCCTTTTGACGAACTCTGTGTGGACTTCTAATGTGACAAACTGTTCGCTCATAATCTACCTCTTATGCTTCGGATTCGGGCTGTGGCTCGGGATTCTGACGCTTATCATTGAACTCCTTGTAGTCGCCTACCGCATCAAGTTGACTGTCGATTATCTTGCAAGTATAGCAAAGAGTATCTGCGTCATTACGGAGAAGCACACACTGTTGATGCCATGTATTTATAGCACCATCAAGTGTATACTTGTCGTTTCCGACTTTAGTTATAATCCCATCGGGAAACAGCTCTTGTGTTTGTTTTGTTATTGCACACTGTAATACATTGTAATTCATATTTTTTCTCCTTCCTTATATCTTAGTGTATTTGAATGTCATATTGCTGTTTGCTGTCTGAACTACAAATAATTTCATTTTGTTATCCTCCTTTTATTTTACTCCATAAACACGGATGCTATTCATATAATAAGCACTCCAAATATTATTGACTTCTCTAATTTTAAGTGTCGATGCTCCTGAATAAGTCTCTATATAGTTGACCTTTTGGTCTCTGAAATTTGTTACATATCTTGTTTCAGGAAAACCACTAAAACCACTGTATATAGGAACTAATAAAATTATTCCTTGATATGATGATGATTGTATAAAAATCTTTAAGTAACGATATTTATCTTTTATAGATGAATAGGATAATTGAGTATCAAACCAAGTGCCGTCTGCAAGAGTATGCACATTATCATTACTATAAAGTAAATCATCTGTAAATTGCTCTGTCACACAATCCGCCAGCTCGCAATTAGTGCCTATCGTGAATGTCGCTCCCTGTGCAATCGGCTGTTTGCATTTATACAGTTCTCCGTCTGACAGATAGAACTGCTGTCCTACTGAGTATGCCTGTGATGCTGTTGATGTTGTTTCCACGGGTGCTATGTCGGTTTTATCTACTTTATCGCCTAACAAGTCATCGTCGTTATCGCCATACCAAAGTGCATA